GTATTTCTTGCCGGTGCCGATGCCCATGAGCTTTTCGCCGATAAGCGAGCGCCATTGGTGCATGGCACTTGCATCACCGAGAAGAGACTTCTGTCCGTACCTCTGCCAACCCCCGATCTTTTCAGGGAAGCCCTTGACGAACCGCACCTTGTCGCAGTCGCGCCAACCGCCTTCGTTGGTGTAGCCGGTGACCTCGCGGTTGATGCCCGGTCGAAACTGGAACTTTTGAAGCGGCATGGCGTAACTCCGTTGATGCGCGGAGTTTACATCACTCTGGCTTCACTGGCCAGTCTTCGTCACCCAACCACGGGAAGTTGGCGTGATCGGTGATGTCTCGCAGCGCTTGGCGGTAGGTGGCCCACTCTGGCGTCAGGGTGTTGTCGCTCAAGGCCATCCAGTCGGTGTCTGCGACAAGCTCGTTGCGCTGGCTGCGGACAGACGTTGCTTGGTCCTCGGTGCGCTGGGCAATCTCTTCTGCCGTGGCGTCCGTCACTTTCCAGACCTGTGTCCAAGTATCGCCGTTCAGCACCGGAGTGCCTTCTTCGACGTTTTTGGTGTGGTCAACCGTTGGGCGGTCAATCTTGGTGACAGGCTGCATTCCCCACTCAGCAAGAATTTCGTCAGACGGACGCTTTGGAAAGCTGGTATTCGGATTGTCACGACGCAGATTGCCGACCGTGTATGGATATTGGTCTAGCTGGCCGTTTGTGGTCTTTACGAACATTGTAAATCTCCTGTCTGTTCGTGGTTGTTTGATTTGGGGATATTGTGCCATGAGAATAAATAATTAAACGAGCAATCTCCTGACGGCTCGGACATAGCTTGGACTGACCTTAAAGTTGTTGACCTGACGGCCGTTACTGAAGGACTGCGTCCAAGCAAATGAGGCAGAAAACTCTGAAGAAGACCAGTAGTACACTGAAGCAAAGGTTTCCGTCCCCCCATCTTGGAAATCAAGAACACTTGTTTGAGAAGGATCACCAGAAGTATAGTCACTTCCACGGGCAGGAACAGCGTTAGGGTTGGTCCCCCAAGAAGTGTCGTTATTATCTGTTGTAGGCTTAAGGTTATAGTAACAAACCTCAAGTTCATTTTTAGCAGGCATATACCAGTCGGTAAAACCGCCAATAGATAGTCCCGCGCAGAATTGAGCGGCAGGGTGGTTTGCGTTATCCATAGCGGAAGTATTGGAAGGACCATCAATAACTGAGGATGTCCCTGACGTAGATGTATCGGAAGTCTTCCACTGTTTACTTGAATTTTCGCCGGAAGACTTAGGAGCCACAATCAAGAAATACTCAGTACCACCATCATTAATCTTACCAGCATAGAAACCGCCACCAAATGCCTCACCAATTTCGGATGGACCTTTTTTAACCCCAGCAGCAGCCTGAAGCATCTTCTTAGAAATAGAACTCATGCCAGCGCATCCCCTGCTTGGAAGCCGTACCACGTCGAGCCTCCGTTACGAGTAACAAAGACAAAAACATCCGTCTCGCCTGAGGCAGGGGCATCGGGTGCAGACCCTCCCGCCCAGTCAACAGACGCTGGCCAACTCACTGTGCGAGTACCTGAAACAGTCAAGATAAGCGTGAAGGCATAAGCATCGTTTGAGGTGAGGTTTATGCCGCTGTAGCTAAAACTGAAGGTTGTGTTGGACGAAATCGTCTTGTAAAACAGATTTCCTTCGTCACAGTCAATCGTCGTGCTTGGCACAGAAACTGCCGTTTCAAGATAGCAGGTCGCCTGAACCTCTTCACTCAGCTTGACGTTGCCGTTGGCGTCTGCTGTGACAACCTTGCTGGCTTCTGACGTGCCCAGAGCTGCGATGTCGTTGTAATTCAACTCGGTGGTGGTGACAGTCGCACCATCAAGCTTGTTCAACTCGGCTGTTGTCGCCGTCACTCCAAGTGACGTGAGGGCCGTGTTCCCGCTCTCACCAACAAAGGTACTTCCGTCGCCGACGATGAAAACGCCGTCGGTGGGGGTCAAATTGGCAATCGCTTGCAGCTGCGCGTCAAACGCCTGAACGTCAGAGCCAATGGCCAAGCCAAGGTTGATGCGGGACGTTGCCGTGTCATCAACATCCGACAGGTTGTTCGCCGCGAGCAGAGCTCCAGTAGCAGGGAACGTGGCTGTCAGATCGACGACTGCGGCGCCGGCACCCGCTCCATCGGCGTAGACCATTGCGCTGTTGCCGTTGGCAACTGTGACGCTGCTGCCCGAGCCTTGAGTGAGAATCACGCTCTCACCCGAGTTGTTCTTCACGACAAAGAACTTCTGTTGATCATTCGGGCTGATCGTGACAGTGTTTGTGCCGCTCGGCGTTCCACCAAACACCAAAACCTGATACTGGCCGTCGGACAACGTGCCGTCAGACGTCGTCAGCGTGTGCGTCGTCCCGGAAAGCGTAATCGCTCCGACGCCGTTGGTCAGGCGATCAATGATCTGTAGGTTGACGTTCGTTGTGTCGCCCCATGTACCGGACTGTTCGCCCGTGGCGATAAGCTCGATACCTGTGTTCGTCGTATAGGTACTGGCCATGTCAGCCCCTTATGCTGCGATTTCAGTCCAAATAGTATTGGGGACCGGAATTTCTCGGCCCCAAACTAGCACACGATTGGTTTCCATACCAGCCTCTAGTCCAACGGGGAAGACGTTGGCGTCTCCAAAGACTTCGACAGTGCCAATTGCAGTGGTTGCTGCCACCCCAACAACAGGCGCGACCTGTGATGTCCGTTGAGTGACTTCTCCAAGCACCGCAGAGGCAGACAGCCCTGTAACGGATAAGGTGGAGCCTCCGATAACGCTGGCGTCGCCAAGGGCTGTTTCAGCCTCAAGACCAACGAGGGGCACTTCAACGCCCGTGCCCTCGATAACCGTAACATCGCCAACAAAAGCTTCGGCAGAAAAGCCGGAAACAGAAACATCGACGTTTGTTACAATTTGAGCATCGCCAAGTTGAGACGAAAGGGCGGGGAGAGTTTCATTTGCGCTCCACGCGCCCCCACCCCAAGCACCGCGACCCCAACCGGCAAAGCTGACCAGCGCATCAAAACGCAATGCGTTAACTTGCCCATCACCTTCAACGCCTGTGACCTCGACTCGAGATATGCCAGTTGCAATAACCGACCCAACTTCCCCAGAACTTTCTAGGCCGACAGCGCCAACGACAGCGTCACCCGAAGTCTCCACAGAACCGACATCAGCCTCCAACGCATCCACGAGGTCCGGGGTAACGTCTTGGCCGTAGGCGGTTTCGCCCCAGCCATCGCTACCCCAGCCACCGGTAAGGAGGACAACAACGTCAGTCACAGCGCATCACCTTACGCGATGCGGATGATGGCAGTGGAGGCGTCTGCGGTCGGAAACACGATCTGGAAGTCACCCGCCGTAGATGCTTTGTCGGACCCAAAGTCCAAAACTGCAATGGCGTCCGTGGTCCCCGTGCCGCTGCCCGTGGTCGTGTTGTAGATCAGTGCGCCGCGGGCCGTGATGGTTGCCGACGTAAACGTGATGTCCGCAAAATCGCAAAAAGCTGTCGTACCCGATGTGGTTGGGGTGACAGTCGTCAACGTACCGCCGCCGGCGTTGTAACTACCGGAGTTGGCCACCTCATTGGTGGTCGTGTAGTCCGTGGTCGACGCATCAAACGACGCGTTGTTGTCATACAGCGCGAGCTTAAACGTGTCACCGCTGCTGTTCGTGAAATCATGCTGAGCCTGCAGCAGCTGCTGCTTAAAGCTCGTGCAAAGAAAGTTGCCCGAAAACGCCATGGTCAGAGTCTCCTTATGAGTTCGGCGAGGTCTGGATGCCCTGCATCTTGAAGGGCATTATACACAGTTGTGCGGTCACTGCGAACCGCTTGTTTTAGGTACTCCGCAACAAGCTTTTCGACCGAACCCTTGAAGGCTACGGCCTGATCGCGAATTGCAGGTGGCGCCGTATCAGAAACTGACACTATGCGATCAGCAGCTTGCGCTGCCAACTCATCTGTTGTGAACCCGCGGCCAGTTGTGGTGCGAACACCAACAACCGGAACATCTCGGGGGATATCCATA